TACCTGCGCCATGACCGTCTGCGTCAAGGGTTAGCCATGCCCCTCTCCCCACTCCGACCGGCGAGCAGCGAGCCATGAGTCCGATGAACAACAGGCTGCTGCGTCCCCGTGCAAGCGGCTATACCGCTATCGATGCGGACGCAGGAGCGTACATCTCGGCCGTGCAGCAGGCTGACGGCAGCAAGCTGGAACCGAAGACGGCTAAAGCCATTGACGACTTCGTCATCGGGCTCAAAGCCGACTCGCTCTGGACGCCGCTGACGCACTGCTGCATTCTGGCGGGAGCGAAGACAATTGCCGGGATTTGCGTGCCACTGAAGGGAACAGCCCCCACAAGTAATGCGTTTGTGTCGGACGACTACAGCAGGAAAACTGGCCTTGTCGGCAGCACGGCCAACACAAAGTTTTTGAATACCAACGTGAATCACAACACATTCACGCAGAACAGTTTCCACATGGCTGCATGGGTGTCAGAGCCAGCCGCAACTGGCGTTTACTACCACATGGGTGTTGGTGGTGGCGGCGCAGGAAGCAGCGAGATCGCAGCAATCGGCGGCGTATCGCAGTTTCGCAACCAGAACTCGGGTCTTTTTGGAACCACACGCAGCGACCAGACAACCGGCCTGTGGGGATCAACGCGCAGCAACGACTCCACCTTTGATGCCCGCACGGGGGCGAACTCGGACACGTCTCCGACGAGAACGAGCCAGTCGCCAGCCGCAGGGAATGTGCATGTGTTTCGCACATCTACATTCACCACGCTGTTTTCTCCGTATCGGCTGGCATGGTATTCCATGGGCACAGCCATTGATCTCGGGCTGCTGCGGACGAGGCTCTCTACCCTTTTTTCTGACCTCGCGGCTGCTATCCCGTGACGCTCGCAGACCTGATGCCGCTCGTTCCGCTGCCGGCTGCGCACGGCAGGCAGTATGCCCTAGTGTTTTCGGCTGCGCTCCGCGACAGGCTTTGCGAGGTGCAGTCGCAGTATGGCAGTGAGACGTTCAGCGTGTTTCCAGCAGGGCCGTTGGCTGACGGCCGCTACTACCACTGTGCCGACATTCTGTCTGAAGTGGGCGCTGGCGGAATCTACGCCGCAGGATTCGGCCGACTAGATGCGGCGAGATTCGGCGAGATTGAGGTGGTGCCGATGAGCTACATAGCCGACCTCATTCCATCTCAGGGAGGTGAGTAGCGTGGCCTACCTGACCTACTTCGATCTCGTTGAGTCGCTGATCACCTCGTCCTACGGCGGCCCCCAGGACGCGGAGCAGCGGGACATTCGCACGGCCATACACCGGGCGTACAACGAGCTGACGACGATCAGGGACTGGTCCTACTACCACGTGCATGGCCGGGTGATCACCTCGGCGCCCTACAGCACGGGGACAGTGACATCGTCAGCAACCACCGTCACGCTCACAGGGGGCGCGTGGCCGGCATGGGCTGGTACAGGCGCGTACCTGAAGGTTGGCGACGAGATTTGCCGGGTGGCATCCCGCACCAGTGATACTGTCGTCGTCTTGGATCCCACGTTGTCCCTCAAGGCCAACGTCACTGGCGCACCATACACGCTGTATCGCACCGTCTACCCGCTGCCGTCCGACTTCCGGAACATGGACGAGCCATCAGACGAATACAACTGGTGGTCTGGCATGTACCTCACGCCAGACGAGGCGATGAAGGTGGAGCGGGTGAACAACTCCTCCGGAGAGCCCTACCACTGGACGATTATCAAGGATCCGGACTCCGCGGGCTGGGCGATCAAGTTAATTGGCTACCCGTCCGCTGTGGAGACGATTGACTTCACGTACCGGAGGACCGCACGGCCAATCCGCCTGAGCGGCCATGAGTCCGCGGCGAGATTCTCGGCCCTGTCTCGGTCTGCCGAGAGGACCGTGTATGCGTCTGGCGGCGCCTTTGTGGCTTCTATGGCAGGGAGCGTGTTGCGAATCTCATCCGCCGCAGACGAGATGCCGGGGCCGATAGAATCGCTCAATCCTTACACGCAGGAAATGGTAATCACGGCCTTTGTGTCTGGTTCATCTGTCAGTGTCAGTCCTGACCCGGCATCATTCGCAGGTGTCGGTGGATTTGTCACCGACCCAATCGACATCCCGGCCCACATGTACGGGGTCATGGACTCCGCGTGCGACTACTTCTTGGCAAGGATTCGCGGACAGAAGACAGACGCTGCGTTTGCGATGTACCAGCGGGATCTCAGGCTCGCGATGGAGATGGACCAGCTCGCACCGCTTTCCGGACGGTCGTCTCAGGTCTGGCATGACGGCGGGTGGCGGTCGCCCCTGAAGGTGGACAGAGGATGATCATCATCAGCAAGTGGGCCGGGCTGGCTACCAACGTCAGCCCGTACGCCATTCCTCCCGGGGCTGCAGTCACGCAAGTGAACGTGCAGTGCATCAACCCCGGCCAGTTGACGGTGCGCGGAGGGGTGACGTCCATGTCTTGGACGACTCACACGGGGACGACGGCGCCCATCACTACGCTACAACGATTTCAGAGCGGCACGCTGGAGACTGTCATCTACCAGAACGCATCCGGCGCCCTCTTCTATGCGAAGGGCCCGACATGAACATCGGCGGCGCCACGCTCACTGGGTCTACCAAAGTCTCCTTCTTTAAGGGGCCGTACAAGTACATCTATGGCGTGAACGGCGGCGGGCGAGGAATCCGTTGGGGCGGCTCTGGGAACGCCGAGTACATCGGGATGCGGGCTCCCACCACGGCGTTAACCACGGTTGTCACCGCTGCCACTGCCAACATCGTCGCCGCCGTCCAGGTCGTTGCCCAAGGAAGTGGATACTTCCAGCCGCCCGTGGTGACGTTTTCTGGAGGCGGCCTGACAGACGGTCACACCGGGCACGCGCAAGGGCTTGCACGGCTGAAGAACGGCGGCGTGGCCGGCGTCATTGTGACCAAGGCCGGGGTGTCCTACACAGGCCGCCCGCAGATTTCGTTCTCGGGCGGGCGAGGATCGGGCGCCACCGTCACTGTCGGAGTCGATGGCAGTCTTGGTGCTGTGATACCCACGGCGTCAGGTTCTGGGTACACCAACGGCGCCACCATTGCATTCTCAGGCGTAACCGATGCCATCGCCGAGGTGGACATCACGGCGGGCCGCGTCAGCGGGATTCGGGTTGTGAATCCCGGCAGCGGGGCTACGACCACTGCGTCGGCGACTATCTATGCCGTCAGCGGAGGAACCAACGCCACCGCCAAGTGCGTGATGTCCTACGCCGTCACCGCGATTACGGTGTCTGGGGGGACAGGCTACGCAGGTATCGTCCCGGTGCAGTTCTCGTCCATCAGCGGTTCTGGTGCTGCGGCCTACTGCACGGCCAACTCCTCGGGCGCTCCGAAGGACCCAGTGATCACCTCGCGCGGCGCCTATGCCGTTGCGCCCACGGCGTCCGTAGATGGCTCCACCGCCAGGGCCGAGGTCTTGATTCGCGCCCCGATCAAGGGCTCTTACCGTTGCGGGCTGAGATACCTGGACGCCACTGCCATTGAGGATGGCGGGCCAGTGCCCAGCAACCTTTCGGAACTGGTGACGGTAGAAGCCAGCACGGGCGTGGCGACGATTGGATGGCGCTGGGAAAACGCTGCCGCGGACACCCGCGCCGAGGCCGTGGAGCTGTGGCGAACGAGCGCCAACCAAGCGGTCGTCCTGTATCGCATCGCTCTTTTGGAGAAGACCGGCGGCGTTCTGCCGACGTCCTACGAAGACTCCATGGACGAGGCTACGCTGATCGACCCCAGTCGGCCCGCGTTTGGCATCCTCCCGATCACGCTGCCGTCAGGGCAGCTCAACGCCTATCGGTTCGGCACGCCACCCACGGACATGGAAGACGCCTGTTGGTTTCAGGACCGGGCGTGGTACGGCGTCAACACCAATGGGGCGCGACCGAACACGCTGATGTTCTCGGAGATTGACGAGGCGGAATCCGTCCCCGACATCAACGAGATCATCCTCCAGAACAACACGGGTTCGCAGGATCGGATCGTCGGGCTGATGCCCTACGGGGCCATGCTGATCGTTGCCCAAGAGCGGCACATGTATCGCCTGACCTATGTCGCCCAGCCGGTCATTGATGCGGCCGTCACCTTGGCCGGGTATCGCGGCCTGCTGCACAAACGGTGCTGGACGACGTTTGAGGGCGGGATCTACTGCGTCGATTCTTTCGGGATGTACGCCTTCGACGGCTCGTCCATTGAGCCGCTGTCGGTGGCAGTGGACAACTACTGGCGTGACGGGATCATCGACTTCTCCAAGTCCGTGAACTTCTTTGTCCAAGCCGACCCGACCGCGAGGGTCATCCGATTCCATTACTGCAAGTCCTCGGATGGCTCCATTCCCCCGCGGGCGTTGTGCTATTCCTTGGCTACGAAAGCGTGGTGGGAAGAGACATACGCTCAAGGGATCGGAGCCGCGACGGTGGTCAGGCTGGGCGGCAAGCAGTCGCTGGTGGCCGGCGGTGCGTCCGGAAGTCTCCTGAAGCCCAACACGGGCCTTGTGGACTCGGTCAGTGGATCGACGGCTGCGGTTCCATACCAGTTCCGCACCGGACCCTTGGCGATCATTGACGAGCCGACGCGGCAGATTGGCGTCCTCTACCAGCCGACCGCCTCCACGGCGTCCCTGACGCTCAACGTCCACTACAACAACTCGGCCACAGCGCGTGCGAATGCCGTGCAGTCCGACCGTGGTGAAGGGGCTGTCGCGACCAGCGGTGGTGTCGTCATTGACATGCGGGCTGCGCGATCAGCTCTGGGCGATTCCAACGGCTACACCACCGCCCGCTACTCGGGCCGAGCCAATGACCGCTCGGCAGGTGGCGACCGGCATTTGGCCGTGGATATCTCTGGATCTCAGGCCGCTGCCGCCGTTGTCCTGCACGGCATTACGGTCGGCGGGGTGACGGCCTAATGTTTACTCAGCAGGCGAACCAGCTCTCTAGCGCCCTGTCGATGACGCCTGGGGCGCAGCAGAACCAAGCGCTCCTGCAAGTGTTCGCCAACTGCATTCAGGGCCTGCGCACCAACGGTCCCGTAGCAATCAACTCAGGGGCCGGCCGACGCCCGCCACCGGGAGGCGTGATCACCTCTCCTCCCGGGTTGGGGAACGTCACCAACATCTACGACATCTACGACATCACCAACCAGAATCTCTGGCAGTACCTGTACGGGGACAACAACACCAACATAAACAGCTACCCGCGGAACGTGTGGAACGTCAACAACTACAACAACCCGTACACCAACAACAACTACTTCACGCAGAACATAACCAACAACACCACCAACCAGGGCGGTGACACATCAAACTACTTCGGAGGGGACACGTTCTTCGGAGACAATTACCTCACCAACAACACGTTCAATAACTCACAAGACTACAACTTTTTTAATAACAATGATTACAGCACCTACAACGATTTTACCAATATCACCAACAACAACCACAACACCAGCAACGTCAGTAACTGGTACAACAATCAGTACACCGACAACAGCTACAACGACTTTTCGACGACGCTGCAAACGTCACAGAATTATTTCAATAGCACGCACAACAACTTTGAGGGCGATAGCTATTTCAATAATGTTGTGAACGAAGGCGACGTCATCAATCTGTCGAACGTGGTGAACGAAGGCGACGTCATCAACGAGGGGGACACGTACTTTGACGAGAGCAAGGTGTTCATCACCAACAACAACACCACAGTCAACCTTGCCACATACATCTACAACTCTATCACCAACATCTTTAACGGTGGCGGTGGCGGCCCCAACCCCCCGCCGCCCCCAATCCTGCAGCTCCCTCCCACGGCGTCGTTTACAGGCACGCCAGCCGAGCTCAAGATACCGATCCCTACGAAAACTTTTAACGCGGAAACCTGCGAGCTGGAGGATGGGCCGACAGTAGAGGTGACGGTTCCGTACACGCCGGCCGGGACTGTGACCGTAAAGCCCGCCTGACGGGCATTAGTCCGTAGGAGATCCATGATGCGCATGCCTCAGTTTACGTTTTCCGGTAGCCCAGTATCCCAGGCGGCTGCGGCCAGGGTGGGCATGGAGCATATCAGGGCCCAAGGTCAGATTGGGGCCGCAAACGCCGCGGCTCGGGGACAGGTTGGCGCCGCCCAGCAGCAGGCCCTTGGCAATCTGTACAACCAGCCGGGCAACATGTACGGGTCGTTTGCGGGCGCTGGATCCAGCGCCTTCGGGGCATATTCGCAGGGGGCTGCCAACATCGGCTCGTCTCTTGCCAACATGTATAACGCCTACGGCAGCAATCTCCAGAACCTGTACTCCAACCAGACTGCCTCCATGGGGCAGACGGAGGCGGCCCGCCAGATTGGTTTGGCGAACCTCGGCACCGCCGGCCTGAGCGCCATGGGCCAGATGATGGGCGGCGCTTTTGGCGCCCAGGCGGCGAATCAGGCCGCGGCCTACCGGGCCATGTCGGACATGCATTCCGCGAACCAAGGCGCCATGGGCACCTACGGCGCCTCGCAAAACTCCGCCTTGGCAAACCTCGGCCAGTCGGCTGCTTCGCTTGGCGGGTCGGGGGCTAACGCCTTTTCGCAGCTCGGATCCAGCACAGCCAACGCCCGGGCCAACGCCGCGGGATCTCTGGGCTCGGCCTACGGTGGCGTTCTGGGAAGCCTTGCCAACTCCGCCGGGAACTTGGGGACCGGGCTTGCCACGGCTCGGGGGAACACGGCCGGCGCCATGGGTTCCGCCTATGGCGGGGCGCTCAACAGCTACAACGCTGCGAACGCGAGCTTGGGCAGCAATCTGGCTACGGCGTACGGCGGAATGGCTGGCACGCTCGGAAACGCTTACGGGCAGGCGGTTGGTTCGCTTGGTCAGTCGGCCGCTACGCTCGGCGGGAACATCGCCAATGCCGGTGCCGGGATGTATGGCGCCTTGGGTGCGGCTGCGAGCAATCTGGGCAGTTCTGCCAACTCGGCTCTCGGAAGCATGTACGGCACGCTGGGCAATGCTCAGAGCCAGTACGGCGCCGCGTCGCAGACGGCGAGAGGCAACCTTCTTTCCTCTCTGGCCAACACGGATCTCCAGGCATACAACACCGGCGCCAGTTACAACGCAGACATGGCCCGACTTGGCTTGGCGCGCGAGCTGGGCCTCGGTCAGATCGGCGTGGCCGGCAATGCGTTCGGCGGCGGCGGCGGCGGTGGGGGATTCGGTGGTGGTGGTGGCGTCAGCATGACCGCTGGCGGCTC